AGCCTTCTGTGCTGGAGGAAACGGGACTCAGGCTGCGATAAAGGCAGGGTACTCAGAGAAGACTGCTCGGACTCAAGGCTCCATTATGCGAAAGAAGTTCGCTAATGATATTGCTAACAAGATGAAGACAGAGGTAGCGGATAGCTTGCCTGAAGCGCTATCCGTCATTCGCAACATAATGAACAACGCAACCAGCGATGCAGTTAGGCTACAGGCAGCAAAAGACATCCTGGATCGTGGTGGACTTAAACCGACAGACACCATAGAACAGCGCGTAACCTCTGTTTCTGAGAAGAGTACTGATGAGCTTAAAAGGGAGTTGGAGGCTTTATTGGGGACTTCTACTATGGATGAGATCCCCGACATTCTGAACTAATGCCTTTTCAAACGTGTACGCTCCCAAACGGGAAAAGTGGATGGAAATGGGGAAAATCAGGTAAATGCTATGCAAATAAGTCTTCCGCAAGGAAACAAGCTGGAGCAATTTATGCAGGGGGCTACGAAGGAAGCTCTGGCAGAAGCAATAACCGATCTAAGAGAAATAAAGCTTAGAGAGCGCTTTAACAAGCTAGACTTCTACGACCCGTACCCCTACCAGAAGAACTTCCACGAAACCGGCCTAGAGGCTAATCAGAGGCTTCTGATGGCAGCTAACAGAATAGGCAAGTCTTACTGTGGTGCTGCAGAGATGGCTTATCACGTAACCGGGATGTACCCTAAGTGGTGGAACGGGAGAAGGTACGGACAGCCTATTGTGGCTTGGGCTGGTGGAGTTTCAAATGAAACCACCAGAGATATTGTTCAATTTGAATTATTGGGTTCCCCTGATGATCCTGAAGCATTTGGCTCCGGCGCGATACCTCAAAAAAATATTATAAAAACGGAACGTAAGCCGGGTGTACCAAACGCTAAGTCCATGGCTTTGATAAGGCATGTATCTGGAGGGAACTCTTCTTTATTCTTTAAAGCCTACGAGATGGGTGTAGAGAAGTGGCAAGGTAGGTCGGTTGATTGTATTTGGCTAGACGAAGAGCCTAGTAGGGAGATTTACTCCCAGGCCGTAACAAGGACGCTAGACAGGAGAGGGGTTGTTTACATGACGTTTACGCCTGAATCAGGCATGACAGAGACCGTAGCAAGCTTTGTGAATAACTTAAAGCCTGGGCAGTCCCTGACTAACGCTACTTGGGACGATGCGTCTGAACGCATTAAGTCCATGAATGGCAACCAGGGCCATCTGTCAGAGGTTGTAATGGAGCAGATTCTATCTAGCTATTCTCCCCATGAGAGAGAAATGAGGCGGTACGGTAGACCTTCATTGGGTTCTGGATTGGTATTCCCGATAATGGACGAGAAGGTGATAGTTGATCCGTTCCCCATTGAAGACCACTGGCCCCGAATAGCCGCAATAGATTTTGGTTGGGACCACCCAACAGCAGTTGTCTGGTGCGCTATAGACAATGATACAGACACTTTTTACGTATATGACTGCCATAGGGAGTCCAAGGCTTCCCCTTCAGTTCACTCGGAATCCATTCGTAGACGGCCTTTTTTCATACCTATAGCCTACCCACATGATGGGAATAGGCGCGACTCAATGGGGAATCCAGGGCTGGCGGACCAGTATAGGGGGTTAGGGTGTAATTTCCTCTTGGACCACTTCACTAATCCACCGGCATTGGGAAAAACATCCGGGTCCAACAGCGTAGAGGAAGGGATCATGTCTATGGTACAGGCAATGGAGAACGGAAAATTCAGGGTGTTCTCTACACTGCCGGACTGGTTTGAGGAGTTTAGGATGTATCACAGAAAAGACAGCAAAATTGTGCCTATTAGGGACGATTTAATGAGCGCTACACGGTACGCATTTCAGTCAAAAAGATTTGCTGTATCAGGAGAAGACCCTACGTGGACACAGGACTTAGAGTATAAGCAATATGGAATTATTTAATGGCTAAACTATCTGACGAAGAACTGGTGTCCCGCATACGAAGTGAAATAACCGACTCTTTGGGGTACGGTGACACCATTTCAAAGCAGCGTGAAATGGCTATGGACTATTACTACTCGCTTCCTTTTGGTAACGAGGTGGAAGGCCGTAGCCAGTACGTAGATTCAACCGTGCAAGACACTATTGAATGGATCAAGCCCTCTCTAATGCGCATCTTTGCGTCAGGCGATGAGATGGTTAAATTCAGCCCTCATGGGCCTGAAGACGTTGAAATGGCAAAGCAAGCCACGGACTATGTTAATTACGTGTTTGCAAAAGACAACGATGGATGGGAGATACTCTATTCATGGTTTACTGATGCCTTAATGCAAAAAAACGGGATAGTGAAAGTATGGTGGGAAGAATACGGAAAAGAGCAGCGGGAGGAGTACCACGATCTTGGGGAGATGGAGCTTCAGGCTCTCCTGCAAAGTCCAGAGGTGGAAGTGGTGGAGCATACCGCTTACGAAGAAACCGGCTTACACGATGTGGTCATCCTAAGAACAAATACTGGTGGAAAGGTCAAAGTAGAGAATGTCCCACCGGATGAATTCCTTATATCCAGGGAGTCTAAATCAATTGAGGATGCTCGGTTTATCTGTCATAGGGTGCAGAAGAGTTTGTCTGACCTTCGGGAGATGTATCCTGACGAAGACCTAGATCCTAGAGAATTAGGTAGCGGTTTCAATCAAGACGAGTACTCAATGGAGAGGTTGGCAAGATATGAGTTTGACAAGTCCGCCAAGTATTGGGGTGGATGGGGCGGCGACAATGACGGCGACGAGGCTCTAAATAATTACTGGTTACATGAGAATTTCCTAAAAATAGATTACGACGGTGATGGTATAGCTGAGATGCGTAAGATATGTACTGTCGGAGATAAGGTGCTTTCCAACGAGGCTGTTGATAACTACCCCTTTGTAAGCATCACCCCCATAAAGATACCTCACAAGTTCTTCGGCTTATCCGTTGCAGATTTAGTAATGGATCTTCAATTAATGAAGAGTACATTGATGCGAAATCTCATGGACAATATGTATAACCAGAATTTTGGTAGGTACGCAGTTCTTGAGGGCCAAGCTAATTTAGACGATTTACTTACGCAGCGCCCCGGTGGGGTCGTGCGTGTTAAGTCCCCAAATGCCGTGACGCCTCTAGTTACTCCTCCATTGGAGCCTTACAGTTTTCAGATGCTGGAATACCTAGATAGTGTGAGAGAGTCTAGGGCCGGTGTATCTAAGATGTCTCAGGGGTTGGATGAGAACGCTTTAACGTCCCACACCACAGCAACTGCTGTAAACGCAGTGATGACTGCCGCACAAAGCAGGGTTGAGCTAATCGCCAGAAACTTTGCAGAGACGGGCGTTAAAACCCTTATGATGCGTATTTACGAGCTTTTACTTAAATACCAGGATAAGGAAAGGGTTGTCATGATACGTAATGACTGGCTGAGTGTAAGGCCAGACGCATGGAATGACAAGTACGACTGCACTGTCTCTGTTGCTTTAGGCAATGGAAATAAAGACCAGCAATTGGCGCATCTAAGCGCCATGCTCCAGTTTGCAGGGGAGGCGATGAAAGGAGGCTTACCCATTGTTAGCGTTCAGAACATGTACAACATTGGCGCAGCCCTGGTTAAGAACATGGGGTTTCAGAACGTGGATGACTTTCTCACCGACCCATCTAGCCAGCCTCCAGAACAGGAAGGCCCTTCCCCAGAGCAGCAGATGGCTGAAATGGAATTGCAGTTAAAGAAACAAGAGTTAGATATAAAAGCAGCCGATGTTCAGATTAAACAGATGAAAATAGAACAGGTAGCTGCTTCAGACGCTGTGGATGCGCAGTTAAAGATGGCAGAACTTCAACTTGAGCGTGAGCAGAAACGCGCAGTAGCAATAGGAGCGACATGAGTAGAGAAGATGAAGCCAAAAACTTACTAGAAAATAAATTATTTAGAGAGGCTGTAGATACATTAGGTATTGAATTATTAGACCGCTGGACAGGCTCCGGCGTTGACGATGTAAACCAGCGAGAGTCTATCTGGCTGGCTTTGCGACTGCTTCACAGTATTGAAGGCCATATAAAGTCCATAGTTGAAACGGGACACATGGCTAAGATAATGGAAAAGCAAAACCCATACATCTGAGGAGAAATAAATAATGGCGGATACGCAAACTGCCCCGTCCTTGCCGCAAGGCAACATAGCTGCTGAAGAAAGTATTGACGCAGCCCATAATGCAATTCTTGGTCTACTAGGCTCCGACGAGGAAGAACCTAGAAACGAAGAGGCGCAACCTACTGAAGAAGAGGAGTCCACGGAAGAACCAGACGAATCATTGGATGAGGTTTCTGAAGACGAGGAATTGGAAGAGGAATCTGAAGAGGACGAGTCGGAAGAGTCTGAAGAAGAGAGCGATGATGAAGAGGCACTTTACGCTGTTCGCATAGATGGCGAAGAGTATGAAGTTACCCTCGGAGAACTCGTAAAGGGGTATTCTCGGCAATCAGATTACACAAAGAAAACTCAAGCTTTATCTGAACAACGTAGAGAATTTGATGAAGCCTCGGCGGCGCATCAAGGACAGATGCAAACGATTCAGCAAGAGCGACAGCAGTACATTGGTCACTTAGAGAACATCATAAACAATTCTAAGGGAGCGATTAACTCCTTTGCTAATATCAATTGGGAAGAGCTGAAGGTTACTGACCCTGTTCAATATGTAACGAAAAGGGAAGAGCTTCGGACTATCCAAGACAGGATACAGCAAATGCACGGTGAGCAACAACGTGCCTCGGAAAGAGTCACCCAAGAGAACACTGTTTTACAAGCCCAGACATTAAGGGATGAGCATCAAGCTTTAACTGAAAAAATGCCTGAATGGTCCACTCCAGAAACCCAAGCAACCATATCCGCTTCTATACGTGAATACGCCTCTGTACAGGGATTCACTGAAGAGGAGTTAAGTAGTCTGGTAGACCACAGGTCATTAATTGTCTTACATAAAGCCATGCAATTTGATAATTTGCAGTCTTCTGATATAGGCAAAAAGAAGTTACAGAATAAACCCAGGTTAGTCAGGGCGGGAAAAGGTTCCTCTAAAGACGGCAACAAAAAAACAAAACGTACTGCTCAAATGAAGCGTCTTCAAGCGACAGGTCATGTAGATGACTCAGTAAGTCTCTTTGAGGATTTCGTAGAACTTTAAAATAGGAGGATTGCATTAT